TGTGTCGATTGTTATGAGGGTTTATAAAGCAGCACAGCAGGCAAGTTCAAGAAGAAAATTTCATATTCTAAAGTATGAACTATTGATCGTTCACCGGAGGTTACAAGGCTGCATAGCCTCTCACCTCAGGTTCTCGATCAGGTCATATTTATAATTATCATGAGAGTAAAGTGATGTGCCATTCATTTGAGGACTTGTAAAATAAGCGAAATACATTCGAAGTTATTCAAGGAATACATTTGTTTACTGTTCCGGTGAGCAGCTTCCTGGATCTATGAGTCGATAACTCATCTGCTCCAGGAATATCCAACCGGAATACATCTATTGGGTAAAGTAATGTATCAGTATTATGAGGATAACTATTTAGCACAGATATGTAATTCAAGAAATATCATTTATATAGCTGGTTATATATCAGGAAGGACCGAGTACTAATTGTCCTGGTCCGTTCCTGATCACACCAGCTCTAAATCGAATAAGTATAGAAATGTGCCAATATTTTGAGAATTACAACTTATTACTTAACACAAAGTTTACAGTCTGGGATTTAGTAATTTAACATACTGGACAAGATATGATGTCCGCGTGATGACGGTCATCCTATGTATGACCTAGGATTACGCGGGTATCTTACTTGATACAGTATATATCATAAGCACATAGACATGTGTCACGCTAAATGGGGGCTGTTTTATAAGTAACACAACTTTCATTTATACAAGAACCTTGCGTTTAACAACTATCCGACAATTACGCCGGCATCTACGGTTTTATAAACCTATATTCCGGCGTATTCTGGATGTTAGTATCAGACTTTTAAAGAAATGTGTCAAAGGTTTGAGTATAAAATCAAAAGTAAACATTATGAAAAATATTTATCAAGAATCAATACAGGCTGTAGAGAAGGGAACCAAGTTTAAAGTAGATTTTAAAACACGAAGTTTCAAACTTAATGGCCAATATATTATACAGAATTCGCAGTATGAGGGAGACTTAGGTGTGGAATTATGCGCTTCTCTTGATGAGTTTCTGTCTAATGTAGAGCATTTATATACTCGATATAAACATTCTATTCCATCAACAATGAGTGAATGTAAAAGCCGAAAATACTTTAAGGCTTTGTCTGATAAAGATTTAGAGGATGAAGACATGTTGTTTGGAGTTGGTCGAGATATAGCACAAGTCGAATTGGAATTATACATTCTCTGTCAAATAATATTGGGTATAGGTTGGGATGCTAATAAAATGGGTAAATGGTTTTGGCAAAGCAACAAAGATAGAGATTTAGTAATTCTCAAAAACTGGGTTACAGTAGAGAAATAAATAATCAGACTAAAAATTAAATTATTAATAGGTTATGAAACAGTTAAAATTTGAATGTCCTGAGTGTGGTACCGAGTTTACGCTTACAGCTAATCAAACCAAAGCTAAGGAGCGTATTGAAGCTCTAAAGAAAGCTGGTGTTGATGTTAGTGAGCTTTTTGCAATGCAAAGTGCAGATGGTTTGGAGTTTATAGCCTCAAAAAGAGATGGTGTCATTAGTATCTTGGAAGAAGATGATCCAATCTTCCAGGCCATTATAATTCAAGGCACAATTCCTAATCGGCAATTATTCAGACGTTGGGTAATGGCACAGATGTTCCGCATAATTTATATAACTACCAATACCCACGGTGCTTATAAGCCGATTGGAGTTTCAGAGGTGATTCATAGTATGGGATATGAATATCAGTGGAAGATGTTAAATAACGAGTTGTACGCCCAGCACAAAATGATGCAGAACGGTGATGTCGATAATTTCAGAGATCGAAATCGCTGGTTTAACAAAAGAGTGGTGTTAGATATGGCAAAAGACTATATCGAGAAACTCAAAAAGAGATTTGAGAAGTTGAAATTGAGAAAATGTAAAGGGATACCATATAAACGTATCAATGGTCAAAACATATTCGTAGATGATTTTGATAGAAAAATAATTAAGCCATTGTTGTTTGCAGTACACAAAATACAACATGCTGGAAACACTTATGAACTTTGGCATTCGGTACAGGAGTTCAATAAAAGGCGTATCAAAATGCATTGGGATACTCCTCAAAATGCAGCATGGCTAGATGCTTACAAAGGATCTGGAGCGTTCTTTACAATGCAGAACATGATTCGTTTTCATAATTGCGTTGTCATAGATGACAATGGAAAAACATTAGGTAAAAACGCATCCCTTGCCTTTTTGAACAAGAAGGCAAAGTTGTATGAGAATAGAGAAGGTTGGCGTTTGATTGGTATGTTGAAGAAAATGCTGGATGACAACAACATTGATGTGGTTGCTAAAATGAAGGAATGGCGTAAATAACTTAATCAGGGCAGTTTTCATAAACCAGTTTAGGTGCATTTCCTCTGGTTTATGAAAATAAAATTAGAAAGATTGATTATGAGAAACGATATAATATTCAAACGTTCCGTCCAATTTCGGGACGAAAATAAAAACAGTTGGACTGTAGATTTTGAGGTTTATAAGGAAGAATCTACTCGTATAAACCGTGAAACATTGCAAAAATTTAAACAAAGTTTCAGTGTTTCGGTATGTGGGGCTGGAGGTATGGGTGCCGGGCAATGCTACGATCATATAATTCCTCGTACAGAAGGACAAAAGAAACTTCTGGAATTTTGGAACAAATATCATCTAGGTGGTATGTCTGGCGGTACGATTCGTCAAGATGAATATTTAAACGGCGAGCAATATGTTAACGACTACAATTACTTTGTGGAGTTGTTTAAAACATATAATGAGCATTACCGTGAACAGTTTGATGATATTTCTTTTCAGATTCTTGTTAAGAATTTTAACATTAGTGACGCGGCTATAATACAGGTGAGAAATGTGCTTTATGAGAAAATGAGGAATAATCCCATTCAATATATCCTTGGATTGTCAAACACATACTTCCATACATCTTCAGACTACAACGTAAAATGTTTCTTTCTTGCTATAAAAGGTTTATATGTAGATAATGGATATAAATATGGTAATGGTTGGTTATACAGTCCGCTTCCAGATAATATTGAAGAGATCATAAATAATATTTGTGACCTTGTTGAAGAAGAAGAAACTGCGTTAACAGAAGAACTGGAAGCGGTTTTTGACATGGGTAAAGAAGGGTTTATTGCCACAAAAGAAATTATCCAGCAAGTAATGGATTTACGCGAATGTGACGAAGATGAAGCCAAACGATTTGTAGCTCTGGGAGTACATTTGGGATGTACATTCGGTGATTTGAATGATACATTTGAAGAATGTTCCTATGGTGAACAACTATACTGTGCAAATGGTATTGATTATTATATTGGTACAGAAGATGAACTGACTAATATAGCTAGTGATAGAGTACATAATGATGATGAATACGCGTGTTTTTGGCGTGAATCTGTGGCGGCTCAAAGAACTACTGATTCGTTGAGTGATTGGTTGGATTCAATCATAAGTGAGGATGGTTGGTGCTCGGTACTTAATTCTTGGGATGGACGGTATGAAGAATATAAAATTGCCGGAGAATATATTTGTGTTTGTAGGTCATAAAATATTGAATTATCATGGAATATATGGAACATTCTAATTTTTATGCCATGTGTGATAAAATTAGAAAAAAGAAAGCTAGAGAATTACATTTAGCATTGGAAGCTCATGGTGGCGAATTTGTCTGGATTGATGATGAAAACGATGAGGAAGAATTATATGACCCGCCTATAATCTTGGTCAACCTTAATGACGGACCTATGGATGTCGTGATTCATAAGGTATGGTTGCATGACGGATGCATTGAATTATCGGCTTTTGATAACGAATGGGGCAACCAGGTAGATATTGAATTGGAGGATATTGTTCCTGGACACCTTGCATATCTTATTGAGTACATGCCTGTTACAGACAAGGTGAAATCTGTGGCAATAAATGATGATTAATATGGGGCACAAAAAGAAGATTGATTATTGGAGACACCCGACCAAAAGGGAAATCAAGTTCGGTGAGGGAGCTATTCATTGGTTAACAGTGGATATTGAAAAAGTTCAGAAGCCAGACGGAAGTTTGAAGAAATGGTTTATTCATACAGACGGACTAAGGTACAATCGACCATAGTTAAAGTGATGTCTGTAAAGCAAAGGCTGTTCTAACAAAATAGAGCAGCCTTTTGTGTTAAACAATGGTTAAAGTGGACAACTATTCACACCATATAAAACTATAAAATCTATTCACATTAAAACAGTAATAAATATGCCATTGAAAATTGAGAATATCAAGTTGGCAGGAACCAAATTTGATGGTCGCGCTAAGTTGTCCCTAGAACAACGCCAGGCTATTCAGATTTTGGCCCGTGAAGGATATAGCCAAAGAAGACTGGCCGCTATGTTCAATGTTAGTAAGCGGCTTATACAATCTATACTATCTCCTCCTGTTCGCAAGTACTCTAAACAATATCCAACAGAATATTGGACAGAGTTAAAACGGAAGTATCGAAAAAAGAAAATTGATTTATATAAAAATGGAAAGATCAAGTTTAATAACAAGTTGAAAAATAAATGAAACGCAAGTGTATCAAGTATGTAGCTAACATTGATTTTGGCTATCGTTCAATTACTGATGCAAAGCAACATATAAAAATATTCTTGAAATCGCTTCTTTCGCAAATAGGTTTACACCCAGGAATAGACTATATCGTAACAGCTAATCATTTGCGAATTAGACATGTGAAAAATATTACAGGAAAAATAACCACCACACTTAAAGAGATATTCCCAGTATTCAATTTTTATTGGAAGACTCCAAGGCTATTGGTGTGGTTCTAAAATCAATATTAATAATAATTTACAAGTATGGAAAAGTATTCTATTTCGGTTTTAGGAGCCGACAAGAAACAGTATGAAATCGCAGATTTCAGAGCAAGAGGTATGAATTATACTAATGCTATTGGCATTATCGTAACAACAGAATTTATGAGCCGTATTTTGGCGTTTGACACTTGGCAAGAACAATGGGGAAATACTGATAGGATCTTAACGGAAGAGCAGAATGAATCCGTTGCTATGCAAACTTTCTCCGGACTTGATCTAACCAAACGTATTGTAGAAGCACAAACTGATATTGATGGAATGACTGCCGCCAAACGCTGCTGGAACTATCAAAAAGGTGGCCTCCAGTGGTATTTGCCTTGTTTGATGGAGCTAGGAGTTCTTTGCGCATATCGTGATGAGATAAACAAAGCAATGAAAGAAATTGGATGTCCCGATGAATGTTTGCTTCCTACAGAAGATTCTGATGAAACCTGGGTCTGGAGTAGCAGTGAGGGCAGTCAGAGCGGCAGCTGGATCGTGTACTTTAGTAATGGCGACTTCAACTACGTCGGCAAGTGCTACAGTTACATGGTGAGAGCGGTTGCAGCATTTCAGCCTTCGCCGAGCCTGTTGACAGGCGAGGCAAAAAGTAACGATTGTCTGCATAGTGACGAAGCTCTTATAAACATGTTACGTGAACGTGGTTATAAAGGCGAATTGACTAAGACCTTGACTATTTAATATTATCGCCACCCATATTTGATATGGTATGGGTGGCAAAATATTCTTTAACAGCATGGAAACATTTGAAAAGATTATAGAACAATACACACAAAGCGAAGTGTGTATGGGAGAATTGTTAGCTAATATTTCGGCAGATGGTATGTCTATTGAAGACGCTTTTGAATTGTATATAAAAGCTATGAATTATGCTGAAAAAGATGAATTTTATCAATTAGCTGACAGAGAAGTGAAATTATTAACAGCTAAGAATGAAGATGACAAACAGCCATTAAAACAACTGTTAGATTCGCTAAGCATATCTTGATATAATTGAATATGAATAAATACTATTTTGTAAATATAGGTGCGGAGGTAATATGGCATCCTGTAAATAGTGACGAGAAGAAAGTTATGCAAGTGTGCACCTCTGCTCCTCATCCGGTTGAAAATGACACATTAGTTTCTCTAATTTTTTCTGATAAAAAGGGGAACGTAAAAGTAAAGGCCGTCGAATTAACTCCAAAATTGACTGACTTCAATCAAGGGTACTGGTGTGCACTTCAAGATGCAGTAAGTAATGGTGCCTCTGATACGGTTATTCAGGAAATGCTACGCAGTGCCGGATTTACATACTGGGAATGTTACTGGCATATACAAAATTCTGATTTTCAGTCAGAAAAAATATGGTCGATTATTCGTGGAATGTTTTGCCAAAATCCAGATTATATTGATTGGAATGGTGCTGATTATCCAATAAAAACGGTAGTAATCTTTGAAAATACTCCTGATGAAGAAAAGGTGACTGTATCTATCGAGCGATTAGCGCGACAATTATTAGATGATATGGGTAATTGGAGTACACGAGAAGCAGAATCTGTAGATGAACAGATTTATTTCTATCTGGATGAAGAGACCTTTAACATGCCTGATGAAGATATTGTAGAATACTTGAAAAAACAATGAAATTACTTTATATAGATTTATTTTGTGGTGCCGGTGGAACCAGCACAGGGGTAGAAAAAGCCCGTTTAGAGAACGAACAATGCGCTAAGGTAATAGCATGTGTAAATCATGATAAAAATGCGATTGCAAGTCATGCTGCTAATCATCCGGACGCTCTTCATTTTACAGAAGATATTCGTACACTAAATTTATCTCCTTTAGTTTCCCACCTACAAAAATGCAGAGCTGAATATCCTGAAGCATTGATAGTTTTATGGGCTTCGTTGGAATGTACTAACTTCTCGAAGGCTAAAGGTGGTCAACCACGAGATGCAGATAGTAGAACACTTGCAGAGCACTTGTTTCGGTATATTGAGGCTATTAACCCAGACTATATTCAAATTGAGAATGTAGAAGAGTTTATGTCATGGGGAGATTTGGATGAGTACGGTAAACCTATTAGTCGTGATAAAGGTAAATCTTATTTGAGATGGCTGGATAACGTAAGGTCTTATGGCTACAAATTTGAGCATAAAATATTAAATTCAGCAGACTATGGAGCTTACACTTCTAGGAAGAGATTTTTCGGAATATTTGCGAAAGGGAGTTTACCTATTGTTTTTCCGGAGCAAACCCATTCTAAAAAGCCAGACCAAAAATTAAAGAACTGGAAGGCAGTACGAGATGTGTTAGACTTTGATGATGAAGGAAAAAGTATTTTTGGTCGCAAAACACCTTTAGTAGATTCTTCTTTATTAAGAATTTATGCAGGACTTATTAAGTTTGTAGCAGGTGGAAAAGATGCCTTCATGGTTAAGTATAACTCAATGAGTAAAGCTGGAAAGTACAATGCTCCGGGAGTTGATGGTCCATGTCCAGTAATATCTACTCAAAATCGACTTGGGGTTGCTTGCATAAATCGTTTAAATATCCTAACCGGAAAAGCATTTATTTCTGTTCATTATGGAAATGGATTTTGTAAATCTGTAGATGAACCAGCACCAACCGTAACAACAAAAGACCGATTTTCATTAATTTCTTCTGTATTTATTGACCAACAATACGGGAACAGTAAGCCTTCTTCGCTGGATAAACCACTAGGCTGTATCACTGTTAATCCCAAATATAGTCTTGTAAGCTGTAAACCTTGGATTTTAGATACAAATTTTAAAAATGTCGGCACAAGTATAAATCAACCGGCACCAGTAATTACTGCAAACCGTAAATGGCATTACTTGATGAACCCTCAATTCAATTCTGCTGGCGGATCAGTAGATAAACCTTGTTTTACGTTAATTGCTAGAATGGATAAGATGCCACCATATTTAATTGAAGCATCTAGAGAGGGAGATCTACCTAGCTTTATTAAGATGTTTTCAGGAGGACTGGTATATGAGATATACGACACAGATACCGATGTAATGAAAAAAATAAAGGAATTCATGGCCATGTACGGAATTTCCGATATAAAAATGAGAATGCTAACGATTCCAGAGTTGAAACGTATTATGGGATTCCCGGAAGATTATATGCTAATAGGAACAAAAGCAGAACAGAAAAAGTATATAGGCAATGCTGTAGAAGTTAATATGGCACGAGTTCTTTGTGAGGCATTATGTAAAATATTAGTAACAACGCAACGTAAGGTTGCATAATTTAACAACAATAATATGGAAAATTTAAAATTTAATGTTGGGGATAATGTGAAAATTGTCTCTAATGATTTGCAACCGGCAATGGTTGGTAAAATTGGTCGAGTAAAGAAAGTGTATCCGTCATTTTCTGAAGATTCAGATAACAATATTCAGCCTTCTTACTTTTATCGCGTTGAAGTTGGAGGAGCTGTTTTAAAAGGAATTGCAGCAAGCAGTGATCTGGAAAAAGTATAGAAAAATGATATGAAAAAATACCGAGTGACGATTGACCTGGATGCTTTTGAAATAGTGGTTTCGGCTAATAATAAAGCCGAAGCCAAAAGAAAAGCTATCGAGAGACTTCAAAGAAAGAAGATCACTTCCCTGATTCGTAAATCTTGGCCTGACAATAAGAAAGAGGTGTATGTTGATGAGGAATAATTTGAGAATCAAAAGGAGATATGAGCAAAGATAATATTACAGAGCCTGTGAATACATGGGATAATTTCTATCAAAGTCGTGTCTGTAACGACAGTTATGTGAATGTCTTTTGTAAAAAATATAACCGGTTTATAGAAGAAATAATTATCAATATACAACAAATATTCTACGACCTGAAAGCACCCCTTATCTTAAAGGAGGAAGGATGTGGAATAGGTACTGTAAGCCTTGCTATTTCGCAAATAGGAGAGAGGTTGTTTAATTATTTTGGATTAACAGGTGCTTCTGATGCAAAGAAAATTTCAAAAGTTATCTTCTCTGACATCAATATTCCTATGTTGGAGCTATGTTGCAAGAACACACTCTCAATATCCACGGATAATTACTTAGGAAAAGTCCCATTGTTTTATGTTAAAGAGAATATTTGTGAACCTAAGTTTTTTGAATCATCTACAGTAGTGGTAACACATGGGGTCTTGGAACATTTTTCTGATGTAGATA